ATTCAACTGAGCCGCAGAAACGCCTAAAAGAAGTGCAGTTAGGGCAGCGGCAACAGGAGGGGCGAATGCATTTTTAGCCCATATCCTTGCAATACCTTGGGCGGTATCTAAGACAATACCAAACTTGGCGGCATCACGCTCGGCAAGGGCTTGCCTCTTCTTAATTTCGGCTACCTTCTCATTGTACTCGTTCTCACGCATAAGACCTGCATTGAACCTCTTTTCGAGCATCTCTAACTCGGCTTCATTTGCCCTACGAGCTAACTCCATACGCAAGTCGTACAAGTCCTTAAAGGCGTTGCCCACAATATTGATGGCATTTTTTATCTCACTTAATTGCTTGTCGGTAAGTCCGAATGGATTTTCAGTTATTCCTTCTTTTCTTTTCTCTCCAGACTGACGTATCTTATCAACTGTTTCGTTGTATTCTTTACTGCCAACTGTTACCAAAGCACCTTGAGAAACTTGAGGCAAGCCGGTAGTTGGGTCAAAACCTTCCACCGCACCAGCTCCTCTAACCCTACCTGCCATAACCCTTCGTGTATATTCGGTTATTTTGTCTTGAACCTCCTTGTCGATATCTTTTATTTCTTTTGTGCCACTACTTAAAAATGGCTCTTCTATATAGTCTTTAAGGTCTTGAAAATATTCGCCATCTTCTTTTCTGGCATCAGCATACATCTTTTTAACCTCAGCATTGAACTTCTCCCTTCTTGCCTCGGCAAGCTCTCCAAGTAATTCGTTTTGCTTTATCTCTCTTTCCATCTCTATCCTCATAGCCTCCTCCTTGAGCCTCATTTCATCGCTTGTCATCATTTCAAAAGAGGCAAATTCTTGCTGAACTAATGAAATCTTCTTTTCTACCGAAGCAAGCTCTAAGTCTAAAATGGCTACATCGTACTTTTTAGTCGCATCAAATCTTTTTTTATTGATATCTTCTAATCTCTTGGAATATTCTTGCTCAAGAATTTCTTTCTTTTCAAATGCAATCTTAAGAAGCTGCTCATCTTTATCAAGGGCATCTAATGTGTTTTGAAGCGATTCTTTTTGGTATTCCTTAAGGTTTATTAAGTTCTTTTCAAGAACTGCTTTTTGTTCATTTATCGTTCTAACTCCCCTGTCATAAGCCACGTTCTTTTCATACTCACTAAACTCATAATCAAGTTTTTCTACCTTGAGTTGATACTCTTGCTTGTTAGCCAACAGTTTTTGTGAGCTTTCTCGGTCATTGTGATTGGCTAAATCTAACTCGGCTTTAGAAAGCTTTTTCTGCAACTCTAATAAGTTTTTAGAGTTTGTAGTTTCCATGCCAAGTTCATCCTTGCCTTTCTTTTGTAGTTCAAACTTCTCTCTCTCTACGGCCATTTTGGCCAAGTCAACAAGCCCTTGAAGATACCGCTGTCTTGCTTCAAGAGCATTTTTATCCTCTTCCTCTCTTTTTAAGTCAGTTTCTAATAAAGACTGATGGATTTTTAGATAGTCGGCAAGATATGCTTGCGACATTTCACGAAAATCTCCTGTCGTAAGTCGAGTGCCAACTGGTAAATTCAAGGCATTAGCACTTAACGTACCTGTTTCTCTTAGCCGTTCATTTAGTTTTTTAATTTCTTCCTCTGCTTTTTCTGGAAAATCCTTAAAGTTTTGTTCTATATCTTCTACCTTTTTTCCATAAAAATCTAACTCCTTAGTCAATGTTTGGATAAAACTTTCCCTGCTTTCTTGGTCAAGGCCTCTAAACCTTTGAGAAGCTTCTTGACGTTCAGATGCGGCTTTTTCGGCTTCTGCAACTCGACCCTCATAGGATAACCTTGCAATTTCCGCTGGAGAAAACAGCTCTTTTGCGGAAACTTGACCTCTCGCTTGAACCAATCCTGTGTTTAGATTTTTAACGTCAATGCCTATTTTTAAGCTGCTAATTTTAGCCATTTCTATGGCTAATGCTTGCTGAACTCTTTTAGCAAAAGCCTCTCCGTTTAACTCTGGGTATCTCTTACGCAAATCATTTTCAATTTGAGTTCTTTTCTTAGCTTCTACTTCTGCCGCAAAAATTCTTCTTCTCTCCTCATAATCCATCCTACTTTTTGCCCTATCGCCAAGAGCACTTGAGCCTTCTGCCGTATCCCCTTGAAGCGAAAGAAGCAATCCAGGCCCAGAAACTTTTATCGTGGACAAAGCAGCAGTAAAGGCCTTGGCAAGATTCAAGCCAATTTCAGGTGCTTTTTGTATTAAAAATGTAAAAAAACCATTAACAAGAGTTGGGATTAACTTTAATAGAGTTGCACCTACCCCTGCGCCAATAATAACATCTCCTATAACACCTCTATCATAAGCATCCTTTTCCGCAGCTGTTAAATTCCCTGCTTTTGAAACATTTGTAAAATCCCTTAACTTTTCAGTTATCGTATTTAGGGCATTTTTTATTGGCTGCACATCAAGTAGGGTGAACTTAAAATCAAGCCAAGCTTGTTCCGTTCTCTCTATCGTTGCAGTCAATGAATTTATCTTAGACTCAAGAGCTGGGGCAAAAGTCTTTTCAAGCATATTGATAAACTCTGGTAAGACCTCTCTTGAAAGAATCTTACCTTGCTCTTGAAGCTTCATAAAGTCCCTTTCGGTTTGAACCGATTCCGGATGAAGCTTCTTATATGCTTGATACATAAGAGATGCCGCACCAGGCAACGACTCACCCATCTGTCTGCGTAACTCCTCAGCAGCAACCACGCCCTTAGACATCATCTGCTGTAAGGCATAGAAAGACCTTTGAACTTGAAGGTTGCTCGCACCTACCGCTCTTAAAGATGAGGCAAATCGAACAAACATATCCTCAGTCTGAAGAACCGTAAAGTTGGCTTGCTGAGCAGCAATAGAAAATGAAGAAAACTGCTCAATAGTGGATTGGTAGTCAAGACCAAGCGTTCTTATTTTTTCTGAAAGTCTTAAAAATCCTTTTTCCCCCTCTTCTTGTCCGTTGTATATGAAATTAAACCTTGATTGAACAATCTCAAGTTGAGCTATAAGTTGAACTAACTCTTTTGTAAAGTTTACAATAGAACCAATGGCAAATGCAGCAGACACATAGCTTGTTATTCCTTGAAGCGGTCTTGCAAAGTTTTGTTCAGCTCTTATTCGCTCTTGAGATGCCCTCGCCCTTTCCCTCTCAGCTTGTTGCGTTGCCCTTACTCTTTCCTTTTCTGCTTGCTGAGTGGCTCTTACTCTTTGTTTTTCAGCCATCTCAGCAGCGCGAACAGCTTGTTTTTCAAGCCTTTCCCTTTCTTTGGCCTCTCTTTGTGCTGCCCTTACCCTTTGTTTCTCGGCCATTTCAGTGGCACGAATGGCTTGTTTTTCTACCCTCTCTCTTTCTTTTGCTGCTTTCTCGGCAGCTTTAACTCTTGCATTTTCCGCAGCTTCGGTAGCCTTAACAGCAGCCTTTTCTTTTCTTTCTTGAGCAAGTAAAATTCTAAATTCTGCCGCCTCTCTTTTTTTTGCGGCTGCTTCCGCAGCTCTGACTTTGGCGTTTTCCGCAGCTTCGACAGCTTTTACTTTAGCCTTTTCGGCTGCTTCCGCCTCTTTTTGAGATTTTTTCGCCAATGCCTCGGCAGCTTTTTGAGCTTTCTCAGCTTCCTTCTGAGCAGTATTGGCTTGAGAGGCAATCTTTGATGTGCCCCCAGCTTGAGACGCGCTCTTGTTTAAGTTTTGAATAGATACATTAGCACTATTCGAAGCTCGCATCAAGGTTTCATTAAGAGCTATTAACTCTTGTAACTTAGCTTTGTAAGCCTCAACGCTTGCCGTATATTCTATCTGTATTCTTGCCATCGCTTTTTAGACTTTCCATTTCCCGTTTCTGCCTCTCTCGATTAAACTCAAGCAAAGTTAAGGCTTTTTCAACGGACACTTTCATGTAAGCGTTGTAGCGAAGGACATCCCCATCAGATAGATAGATAACTAATTCACGGTACTCTTTGTCTTGGTCGTAGAGCTGCCTACCGAGCGAGGTGATTTCATCAACTCCTCGAGGGCTTTGAGGCGGGACTGAGACATCTCTAAATATGTTTCCCAATCTTGTTCGAAAGAATCTAAGCTGGGAAAGAACTGTTTCAACCCGCCGGAAACGAAAAAATCATATAACCCCTTGCCTTTGTAGTTCCTTCGGAACATCTCCACCTTCTTCTGCTCAAACTCATCATTCCAGTCAGCAGGGTCTTGGTCTTCCCTTACAAGCATACAACTGGCAAGTTCCATCATGATTTCAGGGTGAATCAAAATCTTCTTGCGCTCCTTCATCTCCCCTATCAGAAAGCCAATCCTCGATATAGACTTGAGCTTTTCAGCATTCGTGGACTCGAATAAAGCAGACTCCATAGAATCGAGAAATCGCGTTAGCTCTTGGTCGCTCACCATCCTCTGAAGCTGCATTACGAAGTCTTGAGCCCTCCCAAGACGCTCCAAAGGCATCTCAAATAGAGAGTCAAACACATAGAACCTGTGCCCCTCGCAGACAAAGGCGAACTTTAATCCGCGCATCTTGTCCGGCTTATAGGTAGCATCCCAAACAAGTTGATTGAACTGCTTGGGAAACCATTTGTAAAGTAATTCGGCTATCACGATAGTTTTATAAAAATGAAGTTCAAAGGTATGCAGATAATGCACACGATAACCATTTCTATAAGACTAAACCCGAAGTAAGGGGTTAAAGCAGTAATACAATAGTAGAAAACACCCCAAACGGAAGCCATACAGCCAACGCAGTTGTATAACGGCTTGCTCCATACACTTGACTCAGGGACAAGTTTGGAAAGAATACGTCTTAGCCATTCAAGCCACATATCCGCCTCCATAGAAATATGGGTAGCCACAATCATGAGGCTAACCACAATAGCTCTTTCAATCAGCATAAATTAGTTCAAATGAAACACAATCAGCAGCCTCGGAAGTATCAGGCATCTCAAACTCAATGGGGTCATCCAAAGAACAAGTTGCATCTGCATAAACCTTCACCTCATACGTTCTGCTTGGCGCATATATAGCCTGACTTATAGAAATAGAAACATTCCCAGAGGCATCACTCGTTACCGTTTCGTTAATGTATCTATTCAAGGTTAAGTCAAGTATCCTAACCAAATAGTCGGTAGATGCGGTTAAGTTAGTAGCCACGAGTATTTCATCGCAACAAATGTCATAAGTCCCAATGGAAGGGCAATCGGTACACTCAATACAGCTCATAGGGGATGTGTTTATAACCACTCTTTTTCAAGTGGTAAATATACCACTCTCCAAGATATGTGTGGAATCCATAGCGGAGGCAATTATGAACAAGTATTCCATTAGCGTAAAAACAATTTTCCTGCTCAACGCTTATATCGTAAACTTTTCCAGTATCAAAAAACTCGATTGAGCTTACGTTGAGTCCGTTTGATACGGGTATTTTTTCATCAAACACGCTACATATCGGATAGTATCCGCGTTGGTCTGTGTAAAATTTATGGTCTTTCGTGCAGAATATTACAGAGCCATCGGAAAAAGTAATCTTGTAAATGTCAGATATACTACTCCAAGCATCAAAAACCATCTTACTTCCATTCGGAGTCAATACATAGTCCCCGATTTTAACGTCCTCAATGGGAACGCTACCCTTTTCAAGCGATATTAAAGTTCCTGCCGCAAAACAATCTCCGTGGTCTGCGAGTTGTGTTATTATATTTCTATTTCGCTTAATTATGCTTCCCATGGCATCACATTTGAGCATTCGAAGGTCTCTTGCCGTATTGGGGCAAGTCTTTGGATTAACCTTAAAGTCAGGGAAGTGCCTCAAAATATAGTTGCACTCGGCTCGAGAGTTCTCGTGCTTGGGGTTATCTTGAACGCGGATTTGCTTTCCGCTTAGCTTTAAGCCCCTTGCTAACTGCTCATAGTAGTTGGCATTATCCCTCTGAGATAAATCACCTCGTTTGCCCAGCATCGCCAGTAACCAGGCACATAGGAAGGTATGGCTCATAGCGTTCTTTTATCACGTCTATCATCTTAGGGATAGAGCCATCAGCAACGGAGAACTCATCAACGATATGGAAGTGCTCGCCCTCATCGTCCTTCCACTTTTGGCAGACAATACCTGCGAAGGGCTGTAAGTTGAAGTCAAAGGAGAATAAAATCGGCAAGTTCGGATTGAAAAACGTCTCTTGGCTTTCGTGCTGCTTCGGCTCAAATGCGGTGAAGAACGGATTTTCAGGCTTCTCTTGAACCTCCCAGTCGCCCTCAACGAAACGAAGATACTCGTACTCCGGCATATTGGCCTTCAAAGAATTGAGGTAGTCCTCCGGGATATACGGATTGTCCGTTATCTTGGATGGAATGTACGCCCAAGTGTCAGGCAGAGTTCCCTTCACCCACTTATCGTAAACCTCCTCCTTCACCCAATTACTTGCCGGGTTGCAAGTAGCCAAGACAACAATCGGAGGCCTGCCATCAGCGTTGTTCCAAGAACCTGCCCTCTCTAACATTTTATACAATGTAGCCTCTTGGCACTCGTTAATCTCGTCAATCCCACCCCCATTGATTTCAAGCCCCTTGAAGCGGTCAAGGTCTTTGTCGGTGTCGTAGTTCTCACCCATAAAAATAAGCTCACTGCCGTTACTGAATGTAACGGTTAAGGACTGCTTATCGTAGCCAGATATGTAATGTTTAAGCCCTTCACTTAGTATCATATTAAATGTAACCATAGTGGTTCGCTCAAGGGTAGGCCTCGAAGAACGCACTATTAGCCACCGAGACTTAGGATACTTAGAGCAAAGAGATATGAAGGTGAGAAGAAGCCAGTAAGTTTTCCCGCCTCGAATTGCCCCGCCAAATAGAATGAACTGCTTTTCCCCGGAAAGAGCAAGTTTATAAGCTAACGTCTGCTTCGCCGTTAGTTTCATCAGATTGATTGTTAATAACTTGTGTATATGTTTCAGCCATAATAGAAGCTTCTTCTTTTTCTGGCTCAGTAAGCTCTAAAACAAAGGGTTTATTGTCTGCTTCTATAACTTGGGATTGTGGTTTTCCGTATAGATAAGCCAATATAAGCTCTATCGCTCTCATGTTTCCTTGTATTCCCATGGTTATCAAGCGAGCAACTAATCCTTCTGCACGAGTAGTACCGCTAATTTTTTTAGAAAGTTCAGCCTCAATCATTTTACGGAGGTCTTTCTTCTTGAGTTCAGCAGCTCCGACAATACTACCATGAGGAACGCCATTAACTATTCTTGTATTCTTGCTTAACTCCACAAGATTAGCCCTTCTTTTCTCTTTCTTTTCTAATGGACTTTCTTCCATGTGTGCAAATATGGTAGATTTTTATGAAAAAACTGACTTAATTGTGGAAGCTAAATTTCATACGACCTAATCGTATATTCGCACGATAAACGAAAAAATCACTTAATTAGACGATATGAGAAAGATTGAGTTCTTGTGCGTTCATTGTACTGCTACCCCACAATCGACCACGGTTGAGAGCATCCAACGTTATTGGAAGGAGAACTTAAAATGGAAATCCCCAGGATATCATAAAATTATTAAAGCAAATGGAGAGGTTATCACTTTGGCGCAGGACGATGCGGTTTGTAATGGGGTGGCTGGCTTTAATAGCGTTAGCCTACACGTCAGCTATATTGGCGGTGTTGATTCGCGTGGCAATCCATTTGACAACCGCACGCAGGGCCAAAAGGACGCGCTCAGTCAAGTCCTACACGCGTGGCGGGCCAAGTACCCCAACGCCCAAATTCAAGGGCATCGCGACTTCCCAAAAGTGAACAAGGCCTGTCCATCATTCGATGCTAAGGCTGAATACGCTCATATATGAGAAGGCTCGTAATAACTTCGATTAGCCCTACTCATGTGAATGGGGATATTCAGCAGAGGTGTGTGAGTTCTTGGGTGGCAGCCGATATCGGAGATGTGGTTACTATGAACGACCCGTGCGAGGACATAAAAGTTCCGAGTGGCTGTATTCGTGTGGATGCGCCTAAAAGTGGGAAAGAGGTGTTCAAAGCACCCTATGTGTACATAACCGATATGATAGACTACGCTCGTAAGAACGACTATGACTCGGTTATGCTCATAAACTCGGACATAGAACTTCGAGACCAAAGGAAAGTTCTTGGCGGATACTTAGATGCTTGTGAAAAAGGGCTGGTTATATCAAATAGGTACGACCATAGTGGGAACTATATTAAAGGGATTAGATATTTTGTCGGAATAGACGTTTTTGTTGTTCATAAGAAGTTCTACCACTTATTCTCGGAAGCGCCTTTTGTTATGGGGCAAACTTGGTGGGATTATTGGCTGCCCTATCGTTTTGCGGTCAATGACTTGCCTATTTTTAACATAAAGGCATCTATATTTTACCATAAGAAGCATCATGTTCAGTATTCTGCTATTGATTGGATGCGGATGTGTGAGCATTTTATAAGCTTGGAGGGGTATAAGAGTATTTCATCCAAGCCGAGGAGGAAGCCTGCTCATTTAAGGATGAACAGGCATTCAAATGGAGAGCCTAACTATGGTGGCGTTTCTCAGGAAGTTTTTGGAATTATTAGTGCTAAAATGCAGATGATATAATGTTAAGACTGGTAACTTACTACACTCCAAGTCATGAGCAGATGTGTCGTGAGTTTGTACTTTCTCGCGTTGTTGGCTTTGATGAGATTCATTCAACGCAGTGCGAGCAGACTTGTCCAAGCGGAGTGTTCAAAAGCCATGGGTGGAACGAATGCATGGTCGATAAGTTAAGGTGTTTAATGGCGTTGCCTCAAGATGGCATACCGACAGTATATGTGGATTCAGATGTTGCTCTAATGAATGGTTTTAGTGAATTTTGTAAGGAAATTTTTGAATCTTTACCAGATAATGGTATAGCTTTTAGTAATGATATTATTCAATTATCTGCTGGCATAATGTTTTTCCGTTCTACGGAGGTTGTTCAAGGATTTTGGAGGCTTGTGGCTGAATTATCTCCTATTTTGAATCTACAAGACCAAGATGTTATAAATAATCTTTTTGATGAGTCAAAAACAGGGGAATTTATACTGCCAATAGTTCCTTCTGTTCTTCCTTCAGATAAAGTGTGCAATTGGGCGACCATAAATACCCCAAATCCACCATCTTTATGGGATGGAGAGCCGTTTGAAGTGCCTCAATCCTGCGTTGCTTGGCACGCCAACTGGACTTTGGGCATTAAAAATAAAATGCGGATGCTAAACCGCGTGATTAGCCCTAATTAGGGCATTCCTTTTAGAAATATTTATGTGTGCACGATTAGCATAATATCATCGTGCCGACCAGTTTCTTTGCTCTCGTCCCAAAGCTCAATCACATGGCCGCTTGGCACATACTTCGATAAGATGTCAAACCATTTGGCATTTTGGAGGTCTTCAATAACCATCGTCCCGCCAGGCCTCATAATGGGCAAGTATAGCAGCAGGAACTGCGTCATCGATTCGAGTGTGTGCAGCCCATCATCAACGGCAAAATCCAAGCCGTTAGGCATATCCCTCAAAACATTTGCTACCGCATCACTATCATAGGCATTCTGAAAATAAAATTGCGCCCTGTCGTAATCAATTAACGCATGAGATTTTGGTTTTATGTTGTTCTCAACGTCTATAAACGCAAACTTGGCATTCGGAAGGTATTTGCACCAAAAGGCGGCAGACCCCCCTTGATAAACGCCGACCTCTAAAAAATTTATAGGCAGCTCGCGGTACTTCGCCAGCAGCCGAGCATAGGTCTCCGTGTACTTGTGGTCAGTTCCTTTGTCCGTTCCGCCTTCTCCATCGAAGCCGTGGATATTCATCTCCATAAGCATGGAGACTATTTCAGCATCTTCGTGCCTTGGCATCACTTAGAGCCTACAGACCAAGTGGTAGCCATAAGGGCGAGGATAGCACCGCTAATCTCGGCAGCCTGGTCTTCAGTGAGGTAGCCTCGGTAGATGAGGTAACCGGCAGCAGCAGACATAACGTGGCGGATAATTCCGAAAAGTTGTTCCTTGGACATTTTCATAGGAGAATGGGTTTAGTTTGAACAAATATAGAGGAAAAAAAAGACCCGCCGTTAAGCGAGCCTTTCCTTTAACCATTAAACCAAAGGGTAACCACCCCAATGACCGTGACAAATATACGAAACTATTTGCCGCATATACTTCGATAGAACTCAATTCTTTTTTTGGGGACTTCATTGGGGGAGAGAAACTGAATCATATCCTCCTTTAACCTGGTAGCCATCAGATTCGAGAGCCCTGGTTCGTTAATCAAGGTCTTTATACGTTTGTACCACAAGGACTTTTTGTTGTCCGAAATTAAAAAGCCATTATAGCCATCCTTAACCACATCGGCATACATAGGGAGGTCAGAGCAGATAACAGTCTTACCCATAAAGGCAGCCTCTGTAATCTTTAACTCCGACTTGAACATATTGAACTTAGTCCTCCTTAAAGGAGCAAGGGCAACATCCACATAGTTGTAGCCACCAACGTAACTGTAAATATCCGCAGCGAGGATTCTGGTGTAATTTATGTTTTGGCCATCATTCGAAAAGATTTTCTCATAGGCGTTATAAACAGGGTTGTCGTTATATCCTGCCAGTGCCAAAAGATACCTCCCATCCAAAGAAGAATCACATGAAAGCTTACCCATAGAAATCCTTAGAAGCTCTACATCCTCCTCATGCTGAGCACCCCCAAAATAGCCTATGCCGAACTTGCTCTTAGGAACGTTTTTAAGACTATACTGCTCATAGAGCGATACATTGGGAATATTGGGGAGCGTTATCGTCTTAGAATTGAGATTACGGCACTCAGCCTCTAAGTATTTGGTAGAAGTTATCACGCCATCGGCAACTTTAACGTGCTCTCTAACAAAATCGGTCATTCTATTCTCTTGGTAGTACTTGTAGAATGAGTGCCCAGTACCAAGTTCCCAATGGTCATCCATATCGAGGATAATCTTAGTTCCGTAAGTTCGAAGAAGCTTGGCAGTCTTATGAACTACATCTACCTTCTTATCCGAAGAAGGGGAACACCAACTGCGGTTTACGATAATTAAGTCGAGCATCTCTAAGTCCGAAGCCTCAATCATTAAAGGAGACTCCACACAAAAAACATTCACCCCATCCATATTAAAAGAATGAGGCATCTCTAAACGATAATACGAACTGCCAGTACCAGCGTTGTTGTAAATTAAGCAGATATTCATGAAAGCAAAAAAACGAAAAATAAGACACGATTAGACCATGAGTGGTATATAGACACCATTTTAAGATTTAACGAGCTTAGAATCGCTCTTAGACACTAAAAATTGAATTATGAAGAGATTATATAGTAACAGGATTCTTATCATTACATATATCGCATTACTTATATCCTATTACATATATCGCGATACTTTTATATTAGTATTAAAAAAAAATCTCCTATAGGAGAGATTTTTTTTTATATAAG